CCGATCTTTATATCGTTTATACTTCTAATGGGTAGGGTCGCTCCCGGAACAGCAGAAGAGCCCAGATAAATATATTATTCCCCCTTCTTCTAATGGTGCTAAAATGGCAAATGAAATTACTAATACCGGGCTGGTCGGAGACTTAAGGCTCGCACAGATGATCTCTATGGAAATTCGCTTACTCCTCAAGGACTCGGTGAACCTCCGTAACACTCCCTTCGTAGACTTCGTAGGATCGATAAATGGCCAAGGATCAGACACGATCCGAGTTCGCAAGGCGTTCCTCGATGGTGAAGATGGCTTTACTGCTTTCACTGGTGTAACCGAAGAGAACGCAGTAGGTAACACTGCTCTCGTAGATAGTCACGTGGATGTAGTCTGTAAGCGTAACTCTCTCGCTTACTCAATCACTGATCTCGCTACTATGACTGGGATGGGTCAAGATATCGATCCTTTCCGTATCGCAGAGCACATCTCTAAATCTTACGATGCTTTGTTCGCTAAACTTACTGCTGCTGTATTCTCTGGTTTTACTGCTCAAGTAGGTTCTGCTTCAGCATTGACTGTAGATATCTTCCAAGATGCTATCCAGGCTCTCGAAGCAGCAGACTCTAATAAAGGTGCTCCAGGTCCTTACGTTGCTGTATTGCATCCTGCTCAGTTCGCAGAATTGCAAGATAGTATCCGAAGTGAAACTGGTGCGGTAGCATATGCTCCAGCATCTTTCGAGGCTCTCGCTGCTAAAGGTTCTCACTACAAAGGATCTTTCATGGGCGTTGAGATCTACACTTCTAGTTATGTTATCAACGGTGGATCTAACTATCAGGGTGCTATGTTCTCTCCGGGTGCTATCGGTTACGCTACTGGGATGCCTGCTTCTCTTCCGGGTGCTTCTGAATCTATGCAAATGGGAGAAGTTATGGTAGAGATGGATCGTACTGCTGCTTCTGCATTGACTCAAGTAGTAGGACACGCTTATCTCGGTATAGCGATTATCGATGATGATCGTGGAGTAGAGATCGCTACTCTTAGTTAATCCTAACGGATTACAATATGGGGAAGGGCTTCTGCTCTTCCCCTCGTTTTAACTTACAATGAGGTACACACAATGAGTTATAATCCACAACCTTGGGCACCAGTCCAAGCCCAAACACAAGAGTTACTCCCAGAGCAGCCTAATCATCCATTCTTTTATAAATGGCATCCTACGAACTGGAGTTATCATTACTTCGAGAAAGAAGTAACGAAGGGTAAGACAACAAAAACAGAGCGCTCGTTTTACTTCGTTCCCAATATCAGAATGGAGCATATCATTCCAGGAGTAAACGGAGTACACCAGATCCAAGGAGAGAAAGGTAACGCAGGCTCTCGGATTGGAAATCTTCAGCAGCGAGGATGGATCTATCTTGATCCAGCGAAGTATCAGTACATCCATCAGTATCGAGTCCGTAGAGGTTATTTCCATTGCCCTAAATGGCAATCTGTACGAGTAGTAGGGAATCGAGTTATTAAGAACTTCGATAGAGAGGCTTTCCTTAAATGGTCCTGCTCTTTAATCGTAGATGGAACTCTCCAACCTATCGAACCTCACTTCTGGGAGTTACAGAGCCTTACTCATCAGAAGGCTATCGGTAGAATGGTGAACTCACAGCATATTCCAGAGATCAAGGCTAAGATCGATGAGCACTACAAGGTGAGAGAAGATATGCTATCATTTATCGAGGCCTTCAAAGAGAAGGGAATCGAACTTTATAAAGAGATAAAATAGGAGTCCATAATGGCTGTAGATTTAAGAAGTGAAAATAATTATCCGATTGTAAAAGTAGTATCGATTACTAATACAGTTTGTTTAGAGGTAAAATTACCAAGTAGTTCTAGACATGTAAAAATTGCATGTAATACAGAAGATATCTTTTTTACTTCTGTAGGTACTGATGGAGTAACACTTGGAGCGGATAAAGCACTTATAAAAGTAAACGAATATTTTAGTCAAAAATTAGCGAGAGGTAATAATAGAATTGATTCTATTTTCTTGCAGTCCTCAGCAGCCCCCGCTACGGCTACACTTATATTTGATGAGGAATAAATAATGCCTACTAGCACTCCATACGCTCCGCAGATCAAGATCCCGGAACTCCTCGAAAGAGAGAAGAGCAACACTACAACACTACCGATCTATCGTGATGGAGTGCTAGCGGTTCCTACAGAGGTAAGATATACCCTGTATAAACCAGATCAAACTAAACTAATAGATAATGCTGCTGCTTCCTTCCCTGCTAATATACCTACTTACGTTCATTCTTCTGCGAGTCTGGATGATAGCCTGGCACTCGGAGAAGGATATCTGCAGGAGTGGAAGATTACAATTGTAGGAGATGTATATGTATTTCGTAGAATGGCAGCGGTTGTATTACGCAGGCTATATCCAGTGGTATCAGATGGAGATCTAACTGCTACGTATTCTCAACTCGCAGATATCAGACCTTCTAATCTAACCTCCTATCAGACTTATATTGATGAGGCTTGGTATACGATGGTTCAGAGAATGAGAACCGAAGGAGGAGGAATGGAATATCTCGTAATGAGTCCAGAGGCCTTCCGGGCTGCTCATCAGAATCTAGCCCTCTATTATATCTTCCGAGACTTCCATTCGAGCCTAGGACAATCGAACGGAAGGTACTTGGATCTCGCTAATGAGCACTTCGCACAGTATAAGGATGAGTGGAAGCGGATTAACTTTATCTATGATCATAATCATGATGGTCAAACAGGTAATCCTAATGATAGAGTAGCGAAGCAGCCTGTAATCTTTTTAAATAGTAACGGAAGATTCTCTCGAAGGATGAGGAGAAGATAATGCCTCAATCCCTCTCGAGTATCCGTAAGGCTATCGCTACGAAGATAGAGACTCTCTCCGGGTTTAAAGAATCTAAGCATACTCCAGACTTCTTCGGAAGAACGGAGAATACTGTAGCCCATAAGGCCTTCTCTATCTCCGTTGCATCTAGTACAGCAATGGAAGAGAGACAGAGGAGAGCGGTAGGAGTATATCTCACTACTCCTATGCAGGTAATCTTCTCCTATCGATTAAGACCTCTCGATATTTATCCTACGGATTACGATGCTAGCCTGGATGCAGAAGAGCAGGTAATCAATAAGATACTCGAGGTGTATGCTACGGATAATGAGTTCACTATTCGATACACATCTAGTGAGAGATCTGTAACGGATTCCCAAGAGTACATCTTAATAACTTTATCGTTCAATATATTACACACTATCTAACACTATCGGTTAAAATAGTAATCATTATCCCCGGAGGCCCTCATGGCATATTCAACAGTCCCAAAAACTAAACGAGATGGAACTATTACTCTCATAGATGGTACCGCTATCGCAGTTACATTAGATGTAGCGTATGAAGATGGTAACTTTACCTTCTCAGATCCTCAGCAGTTCTCGGAACTCGTAGTAATGGATCGAGGTAACTTCTCTGCTATCCGTAAGCAAGATGAGCAAGCGAAAACAGGTAGTTTCTCTTTTCACTTCAGACAGTTTACAGACGCTAGCGAAGCAGGAAGTATTCGAGACTTCATTACACAGAGCGGAAACTACTCTGCTAATGTTTCTACTGGTACAAGTGGGACTCCATACGTAGAGCACTACACAGTAGATATCAAGTACACTGCAGAAGGTACAGACTTCGGTGATGATGCAGATCATACTGTAACTCTCGCTAAATGTGTATGCTCTCTAGACTTCTCAGAAGGTGATCCCTCATCATTCACTCTTAACTTTACTTGCTACGGTGGAGTAACGGTTACAGGGCCTGCATAATCTATCTAAGCATAAGGAGGTACTATGCTATTAGATCTTAAGAAACTCGGGAAGCATGAGGGGAAGATACCTTCCTCTATTGCTACTTGCTTAGACTTTGTATCCATCTGGGGAGCCAATCCTAACCGGGCTCAACTTGGTAGACTTTGCGCTGCTGCTATTGCGGTATCTGTAGACCACAAGCGAGTACTCCCAGCCTATCCAATAACGAGCGGAGATCCCATAGCCTTCGGATATAAGGTTCTAGATCGTTTATTGGATGCTGGAGTATCTCCTGCTAAGGTCTACGAGATGGGGAGCGAAGTTCTATTGGATATGATGAGAGTTATCCCTTCTGAGCAAGAGGTAGAAGAGCGAGCAAATTTTACGCAAGAGGGAGAGGAGGATTAGATCTCCTTGCTCTCCGGATCTCTCTCCGATGGGGGAGGGATCCTCTCTGGTATTATACTCTCCCTGAAGATCTCCGAGTATCGCTGCTAGCAGAATATAGATTAGCAAATGAAGATCCGAAAGCAGCAAAGGATAGACAAGAGCGGATAAAAAGGGCTAGAATGGAGGAGATAATACGGGGCAAGAAATGAGCACTAAATTCACTACAAAAAGAGCAGGAATAGAGATAGATACAGATCTCCAGCAGTTCTACACAGGCTTCTTAGATACTGTTGCTCCGAATGCTCGTAAGGTGCTCGAGGATACCTTTAAGAAGATCGAAGAAGATGCTATTAAAGATTGGCCTGTAAGGAAGCCCATTATCCGTAAGACTGCAGAAGGAGAGGTTACCTTCTTTAAAAAGACCTCGAAGGGCTCCTGGAAGATGTTCGAGAGAGGCTTCCGTATATTACCCGGTGGAGTATTCGAGGCTTATCTGCGTAATAGGGCTCCTTACTCTTGGGCTATAAAGTTCGGAGTAGATTCCGAAAACAATAGAGGGCAAGATATTATCCAGCCTCAAGGTAAACGAGTAGCCAATGAACTTATGATTAAACCACAGAGGAAGGCTGCTAACAAGGTTGTTAAGGCTCTAGCCGATGACCTCATGCGGAGGATATAATGGCAGAAGAGAAAAGATCGATCAATATCGCTTATAAAGCGGATCTCAAGGATCTGATTAATAAACTTAAGCAGATGCCTAATGTAACGGAAGCGGAAGCCAAGAAAATGGTAGCCGCTCTCGATAGACAACTCAAGCAAGCGGAGAAAGCCGCTCAAAAAAGTGCAGATGCTAGTGCGAAAGCCGCTAAGAATGCAGCAGCAGCAGCCCGGAGAGGTTCTAAAGAGTTCGATGATATGGCAGATGCTGCTCGGAGAGCGGAGGAACGCTTAGAGAGAGTGGGAGAAGCATCTGGAGATATCGATAGAGGATTCTCTTCCATAGGGCTCGCTCTTCGAGGTGTTAATCCTCAACTCGCAGAAGCAGCAGATGGATTAGCGGATACTTTCGCAGTAGCAGAAGGTTTAACGATGACCTTCGCTGCACTTAATCCCCTTGTAATCGCTGCTGGGGTAGCGATTGGAGCCTTAACTCTTGGATATGTAGCCCATCAAGCGGAACTAGAGAAGGCTAGACAGTTAACGCTAGATCTTAGAGATGCTCAGAAGTCTTTAATCGAGAGCCAGGAGCAACAGCAGAAGAATTTGATCGATGCAGCATCTAAACTAAGAGAACAGAGATTGGAGTATCAACTCCTAACCGGTCAGATCTCCCAGTATGAATTTGATCTGATAAAGGCAGGAGAAGCCGCTAATGAAACCTTCCGAGGGAATCTGGAAGCGGTGGATAGCAATATAGCAGAAACAGAGATGCTACTGGCAACAGTACAAAGTCTTAAGGATGCTTATCTCTCTGCAGGGAACTCTACAGTAGTACTCTCAGAAGGAGAAAAGGAAAGATTACGAACTATCCAATTACAGAATAAAAGTGTATCTGATAGTATCGATTTAACTAAAGAAGGATTAAGGGAAGCAGCAGAACTAGGAAAACTGGAGAAGGGACTTCTCGCAGATCTTGCTAATCAACAGAACCAGAGAGCAGCGATCGAGGCTATGCAATCGGAAGCGGTAGAGACTGCTCAAGAGATGGTTACTCTAGAGAAAGAATTAGCAGATGCAAACGAGGCAGCAACAGCAGCGAAGGAGAAGGGAGTTAAGCCTGCTAAGAAGAGCGTAGATCTAGTGAAAGAGGAACTAGATGCTATGGAGGCTCTAATCGAAGCAGAAAATAGATACTTCGATAGACAGATAGATGCTAATAAAAAACTCGAGAACTTTCAGATAGAAGCCTTCATGAGCGAAGAGCAGAGAGATGCTCTAGCCTTCGGTAATAAAATAGAGCAGATAGAGAAACTCGGAGAGATTACAGGGCAGGAAGAACTCGCAGCAGATATCATTAAACAAATGATGCATAATAAAGATCTCGAGCGGATGGAGGAAATCTCAAAAAAGGAAGAGGAACTCCAAGCGAAGAGAAAAGAAGGACTGAAAGAGAATCTAGATGGAGCCCTAGAACTCGGTAGCACTCTCGCAGAACTCACAGAAATGAGAATCAAGGGTAACGAGATAGATGTACAAGCAATGAAGGATAAGCAGGAAGAGATCGCAGCAATGAGCGATATCGAGAGAGCAGCCTATGAGAAGGAGCAGAAGAACCTAAGAGGGCTCTTTAACTTCCGTAAGGGTATGGCACTTGCTGAGATTGCTATGGGAACTGCGGAAGCAGTAGTAGCAGCACAGAAGTTAATCTCTCCATTTAATGCTATCCAATCTGCTCTCGCAGTCGCTACTGGGGTAGCCCAGGCTGGTATAGTTATGTCTCAGCAGATGCCCTCCTTCCATATGGGAGGTATGGCACCAGATGAGGCTAATGCTAGAGTATTGCGAGGAGAGGCTATTCTAGATAGAGCAACAGTACGCAGGATGGGAGGAGAGCAAGGAGTAAGGAATCTCCAGCAGGGAGGCTCCGCTTCTGTTCAGACTGTAGTAATCCAACCCTTTAAGCACTTCGGAAGGTTCGCTAAGGATCTAGGAATCCAACAAACTAGAAAAGTAGGAATACAAGGATATTAAGATGGCTAGCAATATTACTCCAGACTATTTAAGAGGCTTCCTCATCCCAACGATATCTATATCTAAAGATAATCTATGGGCTGCTCAATCTCAGTACACCCAAGCGAACTCTAGAGCAGGAGTACCAGAAGCCCAGAGCGATGGGGTTAATCTTACTCTCTCTTCTATCGGTTCTCAAGGTGAGGAGATCACAGTAGAGACTATACAGGGAGGACTTCCCGGAGAGGCTCGATTCAAATGGAGTGGAGTAGATAGTATAGAACTCGGTAAGGATGCAGCCCATATCCTAACAGAGGCCGGATATTGGAAGTATTCCTCAAGTACTGCTGTAGGGAGTTACTTCTATAGCGATTGCATAAGCGATTTAAATGGGGCTCTCTGGGTAATCTCGGAGATACTAGATTCTTCCAATCGGTATACGATCTCTCTACGGAGACAGAAGCAGAGCGGAACGATAGATCTAGTAGAGACCTTCGAGAGTGCTTTTCTACTAGGTACTCCATCTAGCCTGGGGCTCCCTTCGATTACTCGTTTACAAGATGGGAGCCTATTGGTAGCCTACTTCCAATACACCAGCGAGAACGCAGTAAATATTAAGGTCCATCGATCATTAGATGATGGTGATACATGGAAGGAGATCTCTCCTCGAGGGCTCGTAGATTCTATTGCTTCTACTTCTAATGAACCTAAAAAAATGAAACTCGTAACGGTAGATAATACAGTTCTCCTCTTTATTGAACTGGAAACAAGCAATACAAATAGATTAGCCCAGTATGTATCTAGAGATGGTGGGACTACGTTCTCTCTCGTAGATCAGATCTCGAGCATATCAGATGGATACTTCCACCAGCCTAGCCCAGTAGCCTTACCAGATGGGACTATCGGAGTAGCGTATATCTCAGATACTGCAGAGTTAAACTTTACTAAGATTCCTAATCCAGGTATCCGATTATCTGCTTCTTATTGGACAGATGCGAACGAGAACACGATCTCTATAACTGCTACTACATTCTCCAGTATTACCTCTAATGTAATGAGCGGAGGTAATGTTACAGCCTTCTATCAAGATGGAATTATCTGGGTAATTGCTCAAGAGTTCGGAGATGGAAGGCTTATTGGGTATTACTCCGAAGATATGGGTACTTCTTGGAGATATGCGAGCGGAGGAACTACCACAGCATCGAACGGATATATATTAGATTATGGAAGCAACTCCGATAGATTGCTTAATCTCTCTTCATGTGTTCACGAGGGGAGAGCGAAAGTAATAGCCCATAATACGAACAGTGTATGGAGTCTAGCCCTCGGAGGTTACTCTTCCTTCTCATATCCAGCGAGATCGAAAAATCCTCCCTTCTATCAGTACCTTGTATGGGAGTCTACTTATATCCCGGTTATGCTCCCTGCTACTTCGAGTCAATATTCTACTACTGGGACAGGAACGCAGGCTCTCGATGATGAGGGATTAAATATTACTACCTCTGGGAATGTACGATCTTATAGATATCTTCATAGCGGAGGCTATTTTGATGAAGGCCAGGTTATCAGATTGAGACTCCAAGTAGATCAAGGTACCAGCGTTCTATCGGATTATATCGCTATCAAAATAACCCAAGATGATACAACCAATAGCACAGAACTGCAGTTAAGATTCTCTACTACTACTATCCAGGTAAGAGATAAGGCAGGAGTGAAGGCTACCATCTCGCACGATATGACAGCCTCAACGGAGATAGTAATAGGGCTCTTCGATACAGATGCGGAGATCTATTACAGAACCGCAGATGGAGCCCAGGCTAAAAAGTGGACTCTCCAATCTATTACAGGGATAACGAAGGGAGCAAGCGGAGCGGGTAATGCTGTAGAATGGGGTCATTTCTCATTCTCCGGGGTCCTTACTTTTGAGTCTCATTGGCAGGAAGTCTCTATTACATCTGGAGAGCAGGCTGGACTAGGTAAGTTTACTCTACGAGGAGCGAAGTATCCTCCTCTGGGAGAGTATCAATACATAGATCAAGGGCTCGCAATAACTGCGAAGGATTCTCCAGCGAGGGGAGAAGATCAATACAAGATTACTCCTCGATATGATTACGCTATCGAGAATATCTTTCATGGAGTATCTTTATCTCCTCGAGTTACTTGGAGAAGTACAGGAGATGGAACCCAAG